TATGCGTAATACTCATTTACGCGCTGTGGCTCCCACTGTTTCTAATAGCAAGCTTAGTGGCAATGTTTCGCCGGGTATAGAACCTTGGGCAGCAAATGTTTTTACAGAGCAGACGGCTAAAGGAACTTTTATACGTAAGAATCCTACTTTATTGAAACTATTAAGAAAACTTAAAATAAATAACAATGAAACGTGGGATAAGATCATGGCTGATGGTGGTAGTGTGCAAAATATTGCTGAGCTTGATGATGTTGTGTTGGCACACGAAACACCCGCAAAGGAGGTATTTAAAACTTTTAAGGAGATTAATCAACTAGAATTAGTTAATCAAGCTGGACTGAGACAGCAATATGTAGATCAGTCAGTTAGTTTAAACTTAGCTTTTCCTAGTGTAGCTACACCTAAGTGGATTAACAAAGTACATTTTGAAGCTTGGAAGAAAGGAGTTAAGACTTTGTATTACACAAGAACTGAATCAGTGCTTCGTGGTGATATAGCACAACAAGCTATGAGTGAAGATTGTATTGCCTGTGATGGATAAAAACAATGAAGGGGACCTCGTTTGAGATCCCCTTCGGTTACAGGAACTTTTGGGTATGGTACGCCCATTTTATTTTTGTTCCTTATATTTTATCAACGCCTTTTGCAACTCCTTTTTTCAAAAGATTTTTTGTTATATATTTACCAACATTGTAAAGACCTTTAACTCCTCCTCCTAATATTAAACCTAAGTTACCTGAACTCCCCATTCTTCGTTGCATCATTGCTTCAGGAATATTTTTTAATAATTCTTTTTTGTGCATATCTTCTTTTGATATATTATTCTCCCTATTCATTCTTTCTTTAGTAGCTTTAATTTCAGCTAATCTTTCATAAGAAGAGTCATCTAACTCATTTTGTTTTATTGGATTTTTTGTTGTTAGTTTTTTAGATTTAATAACTTCTCCAGGACTATAATAATTATTTTCTGCTCTTCTTGATTCAGAGTCATAAATATAATCGATATGCTTATTAAAAGGATCGTTTGTTTTTAAACTGTCTATGAATTTTTTAACTTCTGGTTTTTCAAACCTACTAAAGTTTTCGTATTGTTTTTTAGCACTTTCTTTTTCTGCAAAAGGAGATGATTGATGTGGTAGTTTAAAGTTCATGATTTTTTTTCTTTATGTTTATTACAAAAAGTTTTAGCAGCAGCAACACTTCCAAATCCCCATTTTTTTAAAGCCATTGCTTTTTTAGTTGGTTCTCCTTTAGCGTCTTTCATTGCTCCAGCCATACCAGCAAATCTACAAGCAAATGAAACTCTTCTCTTTCCAGTTCCAGACGTCTGTCTTGAACCTAAAGTTTTACCAGTTTCTTTGGTATAATCTTTACGCATTTTTCTATTCTGCTTTTCGTAAGCTTTTTCTTTTATGTTTAGTGGTGATTTCATATATTACAATATTCTTTATTAGCATCAAAGCACGGGCAGCTCTTCGCTGCAAACTCGTTGTGACCATGTATTGTAGCCTTCGAATGCATTTTTTTTAATGTTTTAAGCAATAGTAACAAGCTTTCTTTTTGTTCAGGTGTTCTAGTATCTTTAGCAATCCATTTGCCGTTAGATCCACGTTCTGATTCGACGCCTCCAATGTAACAAATTCCTATAGAACCTTCATTTTCACCTTTAACATGAGCACCTTGTTTGTATATGCTACGGCCATATTCTATAGTACCATCTAGTAAAACTACATAGTGGTAACCAATGCCGTTCCAACCTCTTTTTAAATGCCATTTGTTTATTTCAGCGGCATCTAAATCTCTACCTTCTTGTGTAGCTGAACAATGAACAATAATTTTATTTATTGTCCTCATCTTTTTTATTTAAATTTATCCATTTAGTAACGGTATAACCTATTGTTACTGCTAAAAGCAATATTTTCATACCCATTTCTAAAGTAGTAAAAGTTGTAACACCTAGCGTTGAAGCGTTTATTATGTAAAGTTTTATTTGCTCAGTCATGATATTTATTTTTTGCAAATACACTCCGCTACAGGACAGTCTTTTACGTTAACAATCATTTTTGAAACTAACCAGTTCCATTTACACATTAACTTACACCAGCAAGCTTGCATCCATAATCCTAATTTTACTAATAATTTTCCCATAGTTTATATTTTTTTGCAATCATTAACTGTTTCACCTGTTCCGCTTGGTGAAGGTTTTGTTCCTACTTTTTTGTATCCGTCCCAACATTTTGAATTCTTAGAGTTAGCACCTTTAAATTGTGCAGCTGACTCAGAATATTTCATTTTGTAAGGTGTTTTACATTTTGTTTTTTGTAACGCGCTCATTTTTTGTTTTTCTTTTGTAGTTCAATTATTTTTTTAACTCTGTTTTCTTCGTATTTTAAATCTTTTATTTCTTTTTTAGTTAATCCTAAATCCAGTAACATTGTTTTTTGTTCAGCTGCAGAAGTTTCTTTTTTCATAACATTTATTTCTTCTATAGCTTTTTCTTCTGCTGAAAGCTCTTTTCCTTCGCCAACTCCATAATAAGGTAATCCAACGTCCCATGTGCTCCAACCTAATCCTAAAGCTATTTTTTGCCAAGCTTTAGTTTGATCACTTAATATATTTCTTAAAGCGTTTATTTTTACAACAGCTTCGTCTACAGGTATGTTTGTTAAAGCAGATACAGTTTGAGCTACTGCTAAATAAGCAGGATTGTTTAAATGTATGCCTTGTCTTTCTATTTCTTTTTTATTCCAAGAAAAAGTATTAGCAGAACTATTTAACTTCCTTAATTTAGCTTGTATTGGAGGTGCTATAGAAAACAAATCATCTACAGCTTTAGAATAATCAGAAGAATTTTTACCCATTTCTTCAGCTATTGTCATTAAAGTGTTTTTTAATGTAACAGTTAAAGCCCCTTGTATACCTAAACCTCTTACTTGAGAATCAAACATACCATTTAAAGTTCTTGATATTCTCTGTGATCTTTTAGCTTGATCTTTTTCATCTGACTCGTCGCCATCAAACAGCAAAAATTGTATCCCTTGTTGTAAAGCATTAAACATAAGATTTTGTACAGTAGAATAATATACTAATTTAGATAAGTTTTCTTTATCATTACCTCTTCTGTTAATTAAATCTTGTATTGCTCTTTTTTGTATTCTAGCATACTGCATTTGAGTATTACCAAAAGATAATATTAATCTACCAGCAGCTGATCTTTGTTGATCACTAATTTTTGCAGCATTACTAGACTGCTGACTAGTTTCTGATATGTCTCTAAAATCTTCAAAAGCTTGTTTCTCAGCTGTTTCAGGATCCATGCCTTGCTTAATAAGAGAATCATATCTATTTCTATAAAAAGTAGCACCACCTGTTGCTATAGCAAAACTATCTGCATATCTTGTAAACACAAAACCTTTATTCAACGCAAGAGCTATAAACCCTTGAATTCTATTTTCTTTACTAGCGGCTAAATCAGCTATTTCAGATTCACTAATATTTATTTTTAAACCATCTCTTCTAGATTTTAAGTAAGGAGAGTTTAACAAAAACATTACATCTTTCCAATACTGAGGTTGATTAGCAACTGCTTTCGCAGCTTTTAAAGGGTTGTTGTCACTCCAGTTTACAAAGTTAACGTTGGATATCATTTGTAATAAAGCAGATCTTGTGTTAAGAAACATAACAACACCAACAGAATTATTTATCCAATCATACCATTTCTCTGTAATAGAATCAGTGTTACTACTTCTATTGCTACCACGTTTCATAGCATCTAAACTATTTCTCAAAGCTTTAACATAACCACTTCCAAACGCAGCTTCTAGTTTATTTATTATAGCATCACTAAATATAATATCTACATTTTCTTGCCATTCCTGTAAATATAGTTTTCTATTAACTTTATTTATACCGTTTATTATATCTGTAGTTATAGTGCCCGCAACCCAACCTGCGCTTGGTTTAGGGTATTCTTTTCCTTTTTGCATTTTAATAAGCTCATCAGAAAAAACTTTTAAATCTGGATCAGCTTTTACAAAGTCACTTAATCTTTTTAAATCTCTTTTAGACAAACCAGGTACTGTCATACCTTGTTGTCCCCATATATAAGCTCTTATTGCGTGTTCAAATGTAAATTTACCTATACCAGTTTCTTTTTTTAAACTTTTTGGAAGTTTAGGAAAAGCAGCTTTTAAGGCATTATAATCACTAGCCGCTGATATTTTAGCTGCATCAATTTCTATTTCAGCTCTGTTGTAAGGATCTAGTACATTATCTTTGAAAAAAGCCATTTGCGCATCACCTATTTTTCCTTTGCCTAACATTTTATATATTAAACCAGTAAAATCTTCAGCAGAAGGTGGTATGTAAAAGTTATATTTACCTTTTCCAGCTCCTATAGTTTTAGCTTTTGCTGCTGAATAGTTTTTGTAAGCTTCAATACCTGTCTTTTTCTCTATTATATCATTCATAATAGTTGTAAAGTTATTTTGCTTACTTCTCATTGCTTGCACAACAGTACCTTTGATATCTAAAGCATTGTAAACATCACCTACAGCTTGTGTGTTTAATATAGCGTCATCACTAAAATAGAAATCATTATAACCTTCGGCTACCTTACTCACCATCCAGTTAGCTTTGGCTTGTGGCGCTCCATTTGCTAGACCTACTATGTTATCAAACTTAAGTGTTACACCTTCAGATTTTAACCATTCAAATATAGCTGTAGCTGCTTCCGGTGCTCTTGCTGTTAATATAAATACATTTGAGTTACCGTATTTGTCTACCGCTTTTTTAAGCTTATCAAATAAAGGTCCTCTTTTACCATCAACAACTTTATTGAAATCACTAAAATCAAACTCTGCTCCTAGAGCTTCTAAGCCGCTATGTTCTAAAGCAAATTCAGTAGCGTTTAATATTCTTATACCGCCGTTAGGCATTGTAACAACAATCTTACTATTAGTTATACCAACTGTATCGTCAAAATCTAAAACAGATATACCTTTTACGGGCGCGTTGGGATCTTGAGCTACTCTTCTAGCTTTATCATAATCATCTAGTATCTTTATTTTATCAGCAACAGTTTGGCTACGCATTACTTTTTTACCAAAAGTTCCGTCTATATTTTCGGCAGCTTTTATTTTTAAAGGTAAAACCTTTGTTTTAAAGCTTGTAAATTCTGCTTTTGCTTCTGCCAAAGTTGTTTCGCCTGTTAGCACTTTAGTTATTAAACCATTAGCAAACTCTCCTGCTATTGCTATGCCAGTTTTAGATTTTATATTTAATGGTCCTACAAAGAATTCACCTATAGTCATTTTAGGTTTTATAAGTTTGTACTCAAAAGGATTCGATGTGTTATTAGTACTATATCTTATCCAAGAGGCTAAACCATCTGGTAAGAAATCTAACTTACCCTGCTCTATTAAAGGTATTACAGTTTCATAAAAACTAGCAGGCATAGCTTCGTTTAAACCAAGTGGTTTTAAACTTAAGTCTTCGTTAAATCTTAATCCACCTTGAGCATAAGACTTTTGTATAATTTTAAACTCAGATTCAACTTCACCTTTTATAGCAGCATCTAGCAACTGCTTAGCAGCCTGAGTAGCTGGCATCATGTGTTCTTCTGTTATTTTAGTAACATCTATTTCACCTGTAATAGGATTTATAGGATAAAAAACAGTTGGTGCTAAAAACCTTAAAGGGTGGTTTTGATCTGCAGCACTATCAGCTATAAATCTAGCAAAGTCTGGGGCAGAGTCTTCGTTTTTCTTTATGTAATCTTGTATAGAAACAAAAAGTTTTTTAAGTAAATCCAGTTTCTTTTTTATTAAACCAGGATCATCTATAAATCTTTCTATAGCTTTTTTATTTAATACACTACCTTTGTTACTATATTTTATTCTACCTATAGGACCTTTTTTTATTTCAGTAGATATAGCTGCTTGAAACTTAGGCACGGTATTAAAGGTTAAACTAAAACCACCAGTCATACCTCTTTGAATAAGATACCCTAGTTCAGGATTTAATTTAATAAAATCATCTATAGTGTTAACAAACTTTATACCTTCTGGTGTTGTTAAATCAAATTCTTTTTTAGGAACTCCTTTAGAGTTTAAAACTGAAGTTGCTATTTTAGTTAACAAAGGTAGTTCTACTGGAAATACACCTTTTAACCAGTTTCTTTTAACTTCTTTTTTTCTTTTAGCTTGCGCTTTTTGCCTAGTGCCTTCTGCTGGTGTTTTAGTACCTTCTGCTACTTGTTGATCAATAGCTAATTCAATACCTTTTAAAGTTTGAAGTCTAGATAAAAGCTCCATCAAGTTTTTAGTTGCTTGAGCTGTTCCTGATCTAGCATCTTTTATATTACCAGAAGCATCCATTCCAAATACAGAGTAAAAATAAGGTAAGTTTAACTTGCTAGGGTCTAACTTGTATTGTATTTGATTATTAACTTTAGGTCCTTTTATGTAAAAAGCATCTAATAATTTTTGACCAAGTTTCCTACCTTCACCACCTATTTTCTTTGTACCGCTTTTAGTTTTTACAACTTGTATATCAGCATTACCTTTTATTTGCTTTAACATCGATAATAAAGCTGGACCATTGTTTTTTATAAACATTTGTATAGGTGTGACTTCGCCTTTACGTAAATTATCCTTAGGATTTAATATACGTGAAACAGGTATACCTATTTGATCTGCTATTTGCTGAGCAGCAACCTCTGCAAAAGGTTTTAAATCTTTTAAAGTTATGTTGTCTAAATCTATTTCTGATAATTCTATTTTCTTTTTAACGTCTGCTACTATAGCGTCAACGTTAGAATCTTTCATGACCTTGAAAGGATCAACTTCAATTGTTGTTGCTTCAGGTGAGTCTGACGTTTCAATTTCTGTAGTACCTTCTGATCCGCCGTCTAGTTCACTTGTATTAAAAACTACATCACCAAGATCTTTTGCTCTTTCATATATTATATCAGCTCTATTACCTAGTCTACCTAAGTAAGTTGTTACTTCAAAATCAGGATTATAACCTTCCCCTTCTTCAAATAAAGGTGTTGTTTTACCAGACCAAGATGCTATATCACCACCTATTATAAGTTCAATAATAGCTTGCTTTATTCCGTTTTCATCTATTCCTTTTACACCTCTTCGTTCATAACCTAGCTTACCTTTTATGAATCCAAAATTTGCTTCAACAAGTGCTTCAGCTGCAGCGTATTGCTCGTCACGTTGTTTTTGGTCTGCAGGTTTTTTTCTAACTATTATAACTAGATCTTTATTAGTTAAAATCCCTTCTTTAAACCCATCATAAAGCTCAATGCCTCTAGGTGTTAGTTGAGATCTTTTACCTTTTTTAGCTGTAATAACAACTTCATCAAGAGTTCCCGCGCCTTCACCTTGCCAAGCGTCGGCGTCCATTATACTATTTAAAGCATCGACAGTTAATTCTCCATTATTCCAAGCGTCTGCCATAGTTTGAAAAAACTGTAAAGCTCCATTTGGTCCAGAAAAATCCATATTAAAATCAGACTCAGTGCCTGCTTTGATAGCGTTATTCACGCCAAACCCTAGTTTATTCCATAGATTAAAACTAGACGCTTTTTTTATATTTATTCTTCTACCAGAAAGCTCCTCTAAAAACGCCATAACAACTTCATCTGCTTTAGATGTGTCAGCTTTTTGAGTTATTCTAGTATAAGCCTTAAAATCATTATTTGCTAAATAATCTAGTATACTCTGGGCAACAGGTATAAATGCATCAGAGTTAGTACTAAGAGCTTCTGAGGCTATAACATGGTTTAATTCGTGGAACGTAGTCTCGCTAGCTTGATTAGCTACTGAATTTGTTTGACTTACGACAACATCATAAACTAATTTAGTATCACCATTAGCTAATGTTACTGTTGACACAAAAGTAGTACCGTTCATTGTGCCGTCGTTTATACCTTTTGTAAATTCTTCTAGCTCTGCTTTTGCTTCCTCTTCTGTTAGATTGTTTTTAGGATTTTTAACCCTAGAATCTAGCATTGCTTTATATCTCTTTATTAAATCTGAATTGTTTCTCTCCAAAGCAAAACTTACATCTAAACCTTTTTGTTTTAAAGATTTTAAAAGATTAAGACCTTTTGATATATTGGCTTCAAACATGTTTGTTATATGAAGCTGCTCTGCTTCATTAAATATTTGACTTTCAGAAGGATTAGTTACGCCACTTTTGTTTAGACTTGCAACAGCTTTAGCTTTTAATGATTCTCTTTCTGCTTTTGGTAATAAATTAAATGTTTTAGTAAAAGCTTGAGTATATTCGTTTCTAGCAGCAATAGTGAGTTCGAACTCGATTCTTAAAGGCTCTAGTAATTTTTCTTTTGTAGCTCTGTCATAAGCTGGATTCTCACTTATTGCTTTAGCTTCAGCCTGTAAATCAGCTAAACGCGTCATAGCTTGAGCGTATATTTTAAATCCATCTAAGTTAATGTTTCTTAGCTTAGGCTGTAAATCTAATAATATATTTTCATTTGCTGTTAATAAATCTGCTTGCTGACCTAGCATTTCTTGTACTTGCGCTTCGGTTAAGCTTGATCTAACAATTTTTTCTTTAAACCTATTATCATATAATGATGCTTCTATAGTGTTCCACAAGGCTACGTTATATTTAAATTCAGCATTCATTTTAGGTGTTGACAAAGCACTCATTATACCTCCAGCAAATTTAGGTGCTACATACATTGTATTTGAAAAAACTAAAGACATAAAACCGGCTTCTTTCATACCTGTAAAAATAGGTCTCCCATCTATCATGTTTTGACCAGCTTGAGTTAAGGCTAATTCACCTGCAACATCTAATCCTATTAATTTAGCATACTCAGGAAGACCTTGCATTCTTCTTCTTCCCCAAGCTTTTATTCCAGCTTCTAGTTTTTCGCCACCTACAGTTCCAGCCCATTTACCTTTTAATGCTTTAAAAATTTTCCAATTAGGCAATTGTCCACCAACAAACTCTAATGAACTATATCCTAGCATCGCAAGATTCATATCATCAAAATCATACTGTCTGCCACCGTTTAACATTTCGTTATATCTTTCTCCAGCGTACATACCTCCAGAAGTACCAGAAGCAACGGCCATACCAAGATACGGGTTTCCAGTTACATAAGTAGTACCTATCATAGCAGCGTAAAACGGTGCCATTTCCAGACCTTGATCAAACAGATATTCACCCATGTTTGATAAGCTACTAAAAGCGTTATCAAAAGTAGGTGCTTCTACGTATCTTTCTTTTCTTTTTGTTCTATAATCTATAAAACTAGACTGTATTTCTAATAATTTTTTTTGTTGGTTTTTAATAGACATATCACTTTGTGGACTACCGCCAAACATATCTATTAAACCTAGTAATTGTTGTAATCCACCTAAAGCATAACTTGTTGAATTTATTACTAAATCACCCGGTTCACCAAACCCACCAAAGTATTTCTGTAATTGACTATAGTTTCTTTTCAACCAATTAATTTCGTAAGAATCACTTACATAATCTTTTTGATTATTTATATACGCGGAATAATCTAGTTGTATGTCTTCAAACCCAAATTTTAAATCTTTCTTAAAAGAGTTAACACCTTCTATTCTTTTATTCATCATAGTAAGAGTAGAATTGTATTTTTGTGCTAATTCAGTTACATCAAAACCATTTGCTTGAGCTGTTTTTATTTCTTGAGCAAGCTCTTGTAATATTGATTTATCTTGATATATAGCTGTAGTTAGTCTTCTTATATTACCAGCTGTACCACCTGTTTTTAACTTTTCAAGTCTATCTTCGAAATCTAATCGCTCTTCTAGTTCTTTTCTTGTTACTGTTTCTCCTCTAAATTCTGTTTGTTTTGGAAGTTTACCTTTATATATTTGTTCGTTTTTTCTAACTCTATTTAAAACAAAATCAAAAAACTTTAGTCTTTCTTCTTCAGGTAGATCTTCTAAAAAAGCTTTTTTAAGCTCACCGTTAGCAGAGTCTATTTTTTTATTTTTTATAATTTCTCTAGCAAGACCATGTACTTGATCTATAGTTATAGGTTTAGAATCAACTACACTTGAAGCTTGTTGTTTTAGTATCTGTCTTGCTCTATCTAACTCTTCTTCGTAAGGTTGAAATTGATATGAAGTAGGTGATCCACTTGATATACCTGTTGTAGATGATGTTCCTGCTGAAAAATTTACTTTAGTTACAGGAGTAAAATCAATATCATTAACAAATCTCTCTATTTCAATCTCCTTATCAGGACTTATAGTAGTCTCAATCACATAATTGTCATATTTTTCTTCAATAGAACCTATGTAACCAGTTCCTAATTCTTCAACTTCAGAATTTCCGTCTTTATGAGCTTGTATATACTCACTAACTTTTGTGAAATTTTCAAAACCTTTTTTGTTATTTCTTATAGAGTTCCTTAACTCTGTATGACTATATATGTGACCGTTTATTTTGTACTTGTTTTTATTTTCAATAAGACCCTGAAGATTAACTTCATCTAAGTTTTCATAGCCCTCAACAAGCTCTTTATTATCTTCTACTTTTACTTCTGTAAATTCTGGTATTTCTATATCATAATCATCTACGTCAAAGTCCGGATCTCCAATACCTAATATTTTAGCTATAGTAGCTGTTCTAAGAGGATCACCTTCAGCGCTAGACCAATTCTCATCACCTATTGGTTTAGAGAAAAAAGTAGCACCACCTTCTTCGTTATATTCTACTTTATAAGCGCCAGCTCCTAAGTTGTAAGTTTTATTTGATTCAGGTAGATTTACTTTTCTTGCAATATTTCTAGTAAATTCTGTGGCAAAAGCTTCTAAATCAAATATTGTTTCATCACCTCTTTTAGTAAAGTATGATTCCGATGTAGAATCTACCAATGTTGATTCCGTATTTTCTTCTGACTCTACAACAGGAATCGCCTTCACAGAGTCGTTTTCTTTTTTTGATGCTTCGTTTGCTTTTACAGCAATTTCTTTAGTTTCATCACTAAAAGCTTCAGCGTTTAAACTTCCGTCAGGTTTAAATTTAGACGGTGGATCCTTTTCTTCTTTTTCAACTAAAGGTTCATTGGCTAGTTTCCAAGCTTTAACTTTTGCTTTTATTTCTTCCTTGCCTAAACCTTGATCTTGAAGTGAAGCTACATAAGTTTCTAGTTCGTTCATTTAACTTAATTTAATTCGTTTTCTTTTAAAAATTTCTGTGCTTTAGCTTTTTTAGCTTCTGCTAAATCAAATACAGCCGCATCTTCTTTTACAGTTGGTAATTGATTAGTCATAAATTGTTTTAAATAATTTTGTATAAAATAAACTTTATATTTTTGTTCAAACAAAACCTTATTGCTTTGTTTTAAAGGTAAATCTTTTTCATAAGACCAAGACGAACTACCAGCGTTAGCGTCTTGTACCATTTGATCATCTTCTTCGTAACTAGTGTCTTTAGCTATATAAACGTTCCAAGCAGCTACAGCATCTTGTTCTGAGCTTAAAAGCCCCGCAACTTCCGCGTTAATAAAAGGATCTGTTTTTTTTGATATTTTTTCCATATCAAATTGTAGCATGTTTCTACCTTTGCCATTACCTAAGTCTACTACTTCATAATCAGCTTTACCTTCTTCGTCTTTTAATATAAACTCTTCTTTTATTTTAGCATTTGGCAATAACTGTTGTTTTTCTTTATCAATAAATTCTTCAGAAAAAACACCAACTTCAGTTAATAATCTTAGCATGTCTTTGTTTATATCTGGAGTTGATACTACTAAAGAAGTATCTGAATCTAGCAGCGATTGAAGCGTGGCGCTGTTAATTATAAGATCTTTTTTAAAACCAGGACCAGTAAATATTATTTCTTGACTACCGTCTTCTAATAAGTATAAATTAACATTATATCCATCACTTTTAGAAAAACCTGGTCTTTTATTTATAATACAATTAGCTATCATAAAAGAATAATCGTTGTTTACGTCATAGTTTTTTTCTTCTGTAACTTGCAATTCGCCTGTTAAGTTTGCCATAAAATCTAGACTTACTTGAGGAGCGCCCTGTAGTTCAATTAATCTTTTATTTTCTAGCGTGCAATATTCGTCTAAACATTTGTTGTTTTGTATATCGAGCTTTAATTTAGCATAGATTTTACCTGTTTCTCTATAAGCATTATCAAATAATCCAAAATTAACATCTATAGGTTTTGCCATATAATCTTTATTATAAGCCATAGCATCGCTCTCAAGTATTTGCTTTATAATAAGATTCATTGTTGTGTTTGTATTCTCCATGTTTATATTTTTAAGCTCCGATTCTACTACCTGCTAAGTTAGCTAAACTTCCAAACATACCAGTTATAGCGCTAGTTGAATCAGCTCCAGCCTGTGCCTCTGCTCGTGCAGATCCAGATATTTGACTAGCAACTCTATCCATTTGTGCAACCTCTCTTCCTTCTCTTGTTTGAAACATAAATTGCCTTCCTTGAACGTCTGCCTGTTGTAATCTTTGCTGCTCTGATTTTAATTGTTGTTGTAGTGATTGCTCGCCTTGAGCTCTTAATCTTTCATTGTTGGCTTCTTGACTTTCTATACTAGCAGCAACACCTTTTTTGCTTCTTAAAGCTGCCTGAGCTAAGGCTGTAGCACCACCAGCACTTGCGCCTGTAGCTCTCATAGCGTCTAAAGTATTAGCTAAGGATATATCAGCTTGTTCTATTTTCATTTCAGCAGCTTGCGTCGCTACTCCAAGACTAGCAAAAGGATTGCTAATCATACTAGATAAATCTTGTACTCCTTCGTATGGGTTTATTATATCTTGTCTATTTCTTTCTAGACCATTTAGCTTTGCTTCTAGCATTTGTCTTCTTCGACGCGCTTCGCGTTCTTTTTTCTTAGCAGATGCCGAACCAAATATACCACCAGCGATGCTCATTACACCGCCACCTACAGCTATATAACTCATAATTTATCTATTTTTTTATCTTCATGTTGTAAATAATATTGATCATACGTATCAACAACATTGTTTTTTTCTAATTTTTTAATATCTTTTTCATTTGTAGGATTTGAAAATACGTTTGTAAAAACACAATCCTCTAAAGCATAAACAGCTCTTTTTATACCTGGTTTTGATATTATTGTCATAGGAGCGTTAATAGTTTTTCTACCATTTTCCTCATCTACTATTACCATTTTACCTTTTAATAAAAAGCTAACATGCTCATGTAAATGTATTTTACCTATAGCAAATATACCTTTTGGTATTTCTATTTGTCTTATATGCATACCATCAGCAAACGTATTTGTTACTGGACAATTGTCGGTATCACCAAAAAACACACTACCCTCTGGCAAACTACTTATACTTTCTTGAAAATCAAGTATATTGTTTCTTAGTTTTTTTACTAGTTTATTCATTTAATTTAATTTAATAACCGTTATTAGCATTATAAGTTGTGCTGACTTGAAAAAGTTGTTTTTCTCCTCCAGGATTTGTCACAGCATCTGTTGTCATAGTAACATTTGCGTAAAAACCTTTTATACCAGATATTTCATTACCAAAATTAATTTCACCTGCAGCTGCTCCTGACGCGTTTACTAAACTAGCAACATACTTATTTTCTTTTCTATTAAAACCTTCGTAAAATTGATTTATAAAACCTGGATCAGAAGTTCCAAAAACAGTTTGGTATTGTGGCCATCTTACGTTTAAATTAAAATAAAGTATAGTGTTAGCGCTTATACTTAAATTTTGGTTTACAACCAACGTATTAGTGGTAGTATTAAAACTAACAACTTCAGTGCTTAAAGGTACTCCTACTCCAGTAACTATAGCACCAGTTGGTATTAAAACTTGATTAGCACTAGAATTAGTATAAGTTCCAGTTAGGTTTTGAATAACTACACTTGTGGTAGTTGAAGCAGTTGTTGATACAGCTTTTGAATCAACAATTGCATATCTTCCTTCGTAATAACTTAAAACACCATAAGACGTGTCTCGTGTTTCTGACCAAGTTTGAGTTGCTAAAGAAAAATCATTACCAGTAGGATCAGAATTTACTGCGGATTTAATATCTACACTCCAACCATTACTACCCTCATAAGAAATTGTTTGAAAAGATTTAGATTTAACAGGATTTTCATTAACAACAAAACTAATAGAGCTAGGATATGATGTTCCATAAAAATTAGATCTAGGTACTGCAGTAGAATAATGTTTATAAAGACCTGTTAAGGAACCAAAGAACATCTTTACGTCAGTACTAAAATTTGTTGCTTGTGATAAAACTAAAGTATTAGTAGTAGGATTAAAACTAACAACATTGCCTATATATGTTAATGGATCTGGACATGGTGTTGATAAGCACGCTGTAACTCTAGATCCATTAACTATGTTACCAGTTATACTTCCTGGTAATATTTGAAAAGTAGATTGAGGCTGCGGAGCCGTAGCATTTCCAGTTGTTTGTGCAAAAGCTTCGCTGGCCGCTAGACTTTTTACAGAGTAAAATTCATTTCTTAAACTAAACATTTGATCTGGTTCGTAGTTAAAAAAACTAACCCAACCGTTATATCTAGAGTCATAGGATAAAGTATAGTATGGTTGTCTTCTACTAGCTTGTCCTAATACTGGATTTGCCTGCAAAGAAGTTACATATTGCTTGTTATGAATATCAAAACCACCTAGAACATAACCTTCACTTATAGAGTTGTCTATTTCTTCTAAACTTGTTCTAAAAAAGTTTTTCATTCCAAAAGAAGATATTTCACTTATACCGCTAGAATTTAACTCTAATATAGCGTTATTATTTTTATCAGAAAAATACTGACTATATCCGTAATTAGCAAAACTTTCAGGATTTTTACTTATTCCATATTCACCACCGTAGGGTTGTAAAACTCCAATAACTAAATTACTAGATGTTATAGAGCCTCCACCTTCTGCAGAATATACAGCATCTTTGTCTATTAAAGCTCTACTTACTTTTAGCTCTTGAAACACGTTTAAGTTAGAATCAGAAGCATGTAGTTTTTGTATTGAGCCATTTGCTGGATCAGCAGACTTGGTTATGTCTTCACCAACTGAAAAAACATTAGTTCTGTTTATGCCGGTTCTAGAATTAAAAGGACCAGAGTATATTAATGAATTACCTAAAAATGAAGCATTAGCATCTTCTTCTACTATATAAGCTTTAGCCCCAAAATCTACAGACGTGTTATTATAACCTCCTGAAATTCTAGATTCTTCAATAACCCAGTTGTTTGCATCTACTGTATTAGAAATAACATCATAACCACCTATATCCTTAGGTATACCTCTAGATCCATTCCAAATTGGCTCTTCTGAACCATTGTTGGTCTTATGAAGGGTAAACGTGTTAAAATACTTTATTTCTATTACAGCAGCCATATTTATTATTATTACTTATTTTTTAATTAAGTTACTACAGCCCATGTGTATTGATCCAATGTAAACTGTTCAGCATTGGCACTTATATCCAAAACACCGCTGGGTCCAGATGTTACTACGGGTGGATTACCTTCTCCACCGGGTTGAGTAGCATATGGAGAGTCTAATAAGGTCCATTCCCCTGGAACACACTTGGGGAAACTTGATACAGGATTTGTTGAGCCACATTCTGCTGGAGTACAAGATACGGTCCAATAGGGCGTGCCAGATGGAAAAGTATATATAGCGTCATACCTGCAAGTCTGACTACCGCCAGTACCACCATTAACCCATTCTTCAAAAGCAGCCTCTGCAGTTCCACCAGATTTTAATTGAGTTATATCTCCATTGCTATTAGCAAAATCAACATTTAATACTTGAGAATCAACAGGATCAGCTAAAGCACTTGTTAAAAATCCATTAGGATTCCAAGTATTCCAATTTGCATTAATTGGAGAATCACCTTGTGGTCCCTGGATTCCACTATACATTGAACCATAAGCTACGTAATACATAAAAGAATTAAAACTAAAAGGCCCATTAAAAACATACCAAAGCTGTGATTCAGTTGGGCCGCTTGTTACTTGAAAAAATGTTACAAATTGATAAACCCAATTTACCCTTGAATCATTAATACCTCCTTCAAAAGGACCTCCTGGTATAGATAACTCTGCGCAACCTACTACTTTTTGATAAACATTTTCAACTGTAACTCCTGGATTTATTATTATATCTACCTCGTCTGCAAAACTTGCTCCACCGGCATCTTGCACTTGTATAGTAAGATAAAATGATTCTATAGGCAAAGTATTAACAGCTGTGTTTGACAAAAGCCAACTAGCGTTAATTGCGTTTCCACTCGTATTAGTGTCTGATATAGCGAAAAAATCAACTTCTGGTCCATCAACAGATCCTTGTCTTTGAGATATTATAGTGCAATCACCAGCATTAAAGTTACCTGAAAGAGGTAGTGGACTACCTGTTGGCGGGTCTTGAGTGTTTGCACTTCCGTTTCGAGCAGCTACATTTGTTATACCTTCTGTAGCAGGTGTTATTGAAAAAGTTTGACCTTGTGTTGGTGACATAATTATAGGTGACACGTTTTGTAGGGCAATTTCTTCTTCAAAAAACGTTTCTAATCCATTTACAACTGCTCTAAAATTAAAAGTAAAAACTCTTGTTAATGGTGAATAATTAAAATATATTGTATCAAAATACTCAGTTGTTGTTTTTACATTAAAAAGATTACTTGATGATACCTGTGTTAATAAAAAATAATTATCAACATTTTCATCAAGTCCATTAGTAACGCTAACTATTTCTAAAGTTTCATCAATATCAGCAAATGGCACTATTTGACCAAAATTATTTAATATACTAAATGGTGCTGCGAATATTTCTCCACCATCTGGTAAAGCTTCTGTAAATGGACTAGGGTTTAAACCACTTAGAATAGCTCCGCCTGATACAGAATCTATTACAGCGTTATTTAAATCAGAAACTAATCCCGATGTTGATGTTTCCCAAAATATATCTAACAAGCTTTCTACAGGTTCAGTTTCATAAACAGCTAAATACTGTAAGCCAGGATTAGCGTCATTAACTATAGTTATGGTTTGATCAGCTGTTACATTTACTGGCTTATTTACTTTTATTCTAGCTGGATTAGATATAGTTAAAACAATACCGTTACTTATATTTACGCTATTATTTAATGTAATTTTATTATTAGTTATATCTATAGCGGTTATAAAAGTACCAGCTGGTATGCTGCTAGAATCTGCTTGATTATATACTAAATCACCTACAGCTATAGATTGAGCCGGATCACCTAAAGTATTTAACTCTATTATATTATTTATAGAAGACGCGGCTGTTGCAAAATCAGGTGTATTTGAAATAGGAGATTCTGCGGTAAATCCAGGTGTTTCAATCACTAAGTCATCTGGAAATCCAGAACCTAAAACTTTATCGCCTGGGTTTATAGTACTAGGGTCACCCGCTACGCTAGCTAGTCTTATTATATCAGTATTAGTAGATAGTGAGGACTGAGCGCTAACAGTGTCATAATTAGTTGTAGATATTTGACCTATTTGTTTATGTGTGCTTATTCTTGCAATTAATGGGTTTGATTCTAAATCATAAAACTGAGGAAAATAATCAGGTCTTGGTGCGTCATCACCTACAGGCGTGTAATCAAACAAATCTCTAGCTGTTGAAATAGTAGAAACTATGTCATTAAATCTTTCAGGATAATATTGCTTATTAGAGCTACCTAAGTCAGTTGCGGGATCAATTAGATTATTTGTGTTTTCAACTCTACCAAATAATTTTACAGAACTTCTAAACTGTCTTTGTTCTGGACCAACTTCTGATAAATCTCTAGGTACTTTATTTATATTGTCATTTATTAAAACAACATGTGATGTTGATCCAAGCTCTAGCGTAGGATCAGATGGATAAGAAGCCATTATACCAGGTAAGTAAACATTATAATATTCTTGCTCAGTTTGCTTTACAACTATTTTATATGAGTACCAACCTAGGGGATTGTAGTCTGAACTTGTTGCATCTCCATTGTATAAACCAGGAGTTCCTGTTCTAGAATTAAAAGTTGAATCTATTGTTTGGTTGAACAAAAGCTTTAGTGAATTACCAGGCCATTGAGAAGGAATTATAGATGGATCTATATAAGGTGAATAAATAGTAGAGCCAGAAAATGCAATTGGAGGCGATCCTACTAGTATTGTATCTTTATTATCTGACAGTATTACAGTAGACGTTCTACCGTATCTATCTGATAAAACAACACCTACTTGATAGTTTCTATTAGACTTAACGCTATGATTAGGGTATTCTATAATACTAGTTGTTTTAGAGGTATCAGAACCAGGTTGAAATAAAACTATATTAGCCGCAACTAAGTTAGTTACAGCATTAGTTAAAACAACTATAAAAACCCCTGTACCTACGCCAGTTTCTGTAACAGAAACCACCTGTGTGTTTTCAGGTATGTTTCCAGTCCCTACGACTAAAGTTATAAAATCACCGACATTAGGAGGACTAGCCACTCCTTTGTCTATAGTTATAGTAGTGCCATTATATGGACCACCTGTTATTTCTCCTTTTTCTTCTTTTAAATCAAAAGCTGCTTTAGCAGATGAAGTTACATTGTAGTTTAAAAATTTAGGTGGAGTATGTTTGTTTTGAAAATTAGCATATATTACTCTATTTCCAGAAACTTCTTGAGCTAGAGCTTTTACTGGAATTTTATCATAAACCCTTATAAGATCTGCTTCTGGTAAAGTTTTAAATGGTTTTTTAGATTGATAATTGTAAACAAAATAATCAGGATTGTTTACATTTAAAACAACATTATCTACTAAAGTTTGAGGTAGATCTAAAGTTATTTGTCCTCCAGATGACGGATTATTTGGATTAGTAGGTTCAAAGACAGTTACTTTAGGTTTACCAACTATACCAAAACCAGTAATTAAACTACCTACAGTGATACCACCCTTTATGTTGTCTATGTTAAAGGGTCCCACTGAGTTTGTCACCGCACCGTTAACAGAAAAAGTACCAGCAGAATTAATTATGTTACCTATAGTGATTGTTTCTATAACTTTAACAGCTGTAGCATCTGATTCTTTGTATAATATATCTATTTCCTTAAGCTTTAAGCTATTTTGTATATCATAGTTTTTAAAAGGTAATGGTATTCTTAATTCTATATCATTAACTTTGTTCTGCATAAAAGATACCGTAGTACTTCTATAAGTATCACTTTGATCCTGTACTTCTGATATATTTGGTTTTTTTACATATAAAAAATAACCATCTTGCTCTGGTATAAAAGCAGCTTGTGTAAATGGAGCAAATATAGAATATTCATTATCTTCATATTTAAACCTATAACTAAACCTACAAAACTTGTCTTCTAGAAAATCAGGATCACCTGCAAACGAAGCGTTGTAATATGGATTAGGATTTAAAACAATATCACTTAGTGTTGTTAATTCAGGAAAACTTCCCCCTGCAATTGTAAAAGTCCATACAGCTGTAGTAGAATTATATGTAGCAGAAGAAAGAGTAGCGCCTGGTATAATAGTTATTTGTCCAGTATCAAAAGATGTATATCCAATAGTAGCTGCTGTTGGATATGCTCCACTTGCTAAAACAATATCTCCTGTAAAAGAATTAACATCAACAGATGTTGATCCAACTGATATAGTGCTATCTACATTTCCAAAACCACCGTTTGGGTAGTTTTTTGAAACAACATCTTTAAGTGTAGACTCGTAAGCTCCGTCAGTAGAGGATAAATAGCTTTCTTCAAAAAGCTCTATACAATTGTAAGGATTATATTTAGCAACAGATATTTGATCTTCTGTAGTATAATAATTTATATTTTCTTCGGCTTGTTCTAAATTTATAACTCTTGGTTGATTTCTATTGTCTGTCCAAAAAAGTAAACTTTCTAAAACGTTAGAGCCATATATAGGATTATTTCTTGAGAAATTTAAAAAAGCTCCTTGCACTAAAACTTTAGAAGTTTCTGTTTGAGAGTTATATCTTATTATAAAATTACTAGCTGATGGAGAATATGTATTATTAGGAGTATCAAAAAAGTTTGTCCAAAATAAATAAACATTGCTTGTTTCATTATTAACACAATGACCTATACAAAATAAATTAGAAACACCTGTTAATGCTACAATATCTAAAACACTAACGTTGCCTAATATATTTTCAACAGATCCAGCGTTCTCTGTTTCAGAAGCGCTTACCTGAATGTTCTTAGCAGTTCTATATTCTCCGTTTGGAATCAAACGAGAGTCTAAGTCTTGATTCATTTTAGACTTTAAAAATGTGTTTATAGATTTAGCCATTAAATTTTAGTGTTTTATCCATTTAGATTTACCTCTCATTACTTGAACTATTTCGTCAAGTTTAATGTTTGATAATCTTATTTTAGCATTTCTTAAAGCAGCGCTTTTATCTTTTCTATATCTTTGTACTACATATTCTTGAACACCTGCTCTTGTAGATAAAAGATAATAAGATATGCTTCTATACATAGCTTCTTCAGCCATTTTAGGAACTTTAGTGTCTAAGTCATAAGCAAGACCATCTGATATGTACTCAATAACAACTAGTTTACCTACGCAATTACTAGAAAAAGTAAACCTGCCTTCTCTTTCATTGATACCAAACCAACCGTTTGCCTGTGAGTACTGAGGATCTAACCCATAAAGTCTTCCCCAATTGAAAGGTCCGTTTATACCATAGTTATCCCAAGCATAACCAAAGTTATCCCAGTTTTGATACCATGTTCCATTTATTAGTTGAGTATTAGCTTGACCCCATCTTTCTTCTGTTATAGATGTTCCTTCTGTATTTTCACCATGACTATCTTGAGTAGGTTGTCCAGCAGAATCCTGTAAAAAAGTATTATATGGGTTTGTAGTTAAATTATTGTTAGGATATAGAGGTCTTTTTACGCCAAAACCATCTATATAGCAAATGCTAACATAGTTAACATAGTCTTGAGGTATTGTCAAGGAAAGTGAATCTGGAATTGTTAATTCAGATGATTTGATACTTTTCAATGTATCATAGCTAAACTCCTGTAATGATCTTTTAGCAAAAAATAATATATCAGATTTTTTAGCAGTTTGTATAAGCTTACCGTCACCAACGTAACCCACCATGTAATTATCTATTATATCACCTAGTTTTACATAAGAATACTCACCATAGTTGTCTTCTACAGCTTGGCCAAAAGCTTTTTCATTATCTGTTTGACCGTACAAACCACCAGTTAAAGATTTTAATTGAACAGCTATATATACGTTTGCCCCAGGAGAAGCAACTAGTTCTATAATATTATTACTAACTTTTAACTCTGTAGTCCATTCTACCCAAGTACCAGCAAAGCCTGTCGCGCTTGTATATAACTTAAAATTGTTTAAAACATAGTCTGCGTCTGTAGGGTTCCAGCTAGTACTACTACCTAATACAAGATCAGTATCAAATGTTGTTGTAAACTTTTGATTAGCAGTGTCAGTTGCGTCACCTCTAAAGCCTTGTGACCCAGCGTAGTATTGTTGATTTGTTTCTGTTATTAAACCCATTTATTTAAGATTTTAAATTTGCTTCAACAGATCTTGACTCTTGTTCAGCTGTTTGTATTATTGTTGGATCATTTATTACGATACCGGAATATTTTAATATATTTGTTACTAAATTTGTTTGTTCAGAAATATCTAAAGCAAAGTTATTGGAAGAAGCTTGACTATACAAATATTGACCTTGAGTTCCACCGCTGAATCCCCAAACTGGATCTGATGGAGTTTTTAAAACAGTAGCAGTTAATGAGTCTGGAACTGGAGATGGAATTATTATATAACTACTATTTTGACCGTATTGAGAAGGACTAGTATATCCATAGTTATAATATATAGGATATCTACTTGTTGGTTTTGTTAATTTAGATTTTTCTATTATTGTATATTCTTTTTTACTAACTCTTTGAGCAACTGAATACATAGTCGGATTACCATTATACGTACATATAACTTCTCCTATCATGTAAACCTCAGTATTAAAAGAATTTGTAACAGGATCTAGTGATGGATAAGCAAAACTAGTATTGTTTGATTCAATTTGAAATTGAATCTCTTGTATAAAAGGAGTTAGTTTGTAAGATAAGTTTTCAAAAATATTAAAATACTCTGTGTCATTCTGAGTGTTATTTTGATTTACTCTATTAACTTGATTACCGTCAGGAAAATAAGAATTGAATATCTCAAGTTGAACTTGTGTAGCTATACTATTAAACTCAGTTGGAGGCATATAACCTCTTTGCTCTTTGTTTAATACATACAAGACTGTTTTATATACTGTGTTTACGTTTACAGGCATTTATTTATTTTTTTATATACTAAAAAGGCGGCCGAAACCGCCTATATATAGTATCACTTGTTTTTATAGTTTTTTATCTATAGATCTATAAACTTCCACACCTTCGTCTGTTTTTAACCAAGCGGCAAAAGCAGAGTAAGGGTTTTCATCAAAAGGTACACTCATTAGTTTTCTACCATTTGAACCCCATGTAAATGATCTTTGATCACCAGATAACTTAATTATGTTAGCTTCAACTGCTCTTATAGCAAAGTTTCTAAGCTGTACATTTTCATCTTTAGCTAGACTTATAAACAATGATGGGTTGCTTCTAGCAAATAACATTAGATCTCTTCGTAGTTCCTTAGAGCTCATACTGTTTACTTTAGAGCCTATTTCAACTCTTAATATTGCTTCTGCAAAATCTACATCCATTTCTCTAGCAGCGTTTAAAGCGTCTATTTGAAGATCTAATACGTCTAATTCATCTTCAGCGACTGCAACAGCGCTAAATTCTTCATAAACTTTACCTTTTAAAGGGTGATATAAAGATAATAGCTTTTGTAAATTTTGTTTAGATTCATCTACTATCATTTTACCATCTTTAAATACAATATGCCCCATTGTACACTCTCCATTTTGTTCATCTACAAGTGGTGAGTCTTGGTTTGTTGCATATCTTATTTCTCTTTGCTTACCTGACACTTTATCAAAATAAAGCAACGCGTGCTTTTTTGTATGCCTACCAGGTATTGTATAAGTTAAAGGAGTTTTGCTTCCTTTAAGATAATAGATTCTGTCTTTAATTTCCCAACTAGGTTTTGTTGGTTTTTTTGGTGCGGTTTTTACCGCTACCTCTTGAGGTGCAACCTCAACAGTTTTTTCTGCTGTAGCTTTTTTAGCCATAATATAATATAATTAAATAGTTAATAAAAGTAATAATTACCCCTGAAATTACATCAGGGGTAAACATTACCTGTGTGAATGATTAGATTCCTTTGAATAACACAAAGTTGTTAGCAGCTTGAGTTACTAAACATCTTTCTGATAGGAAGTTTACTTCCATAGCATCAAGAGTTGAAGTAAATGCACCACCAGCAGAACCAGTTAACCAAGACTTCATACGTCTGTCATCAGCCTGTGAAGCTCTATAACGAACGTGTAAGAAAGGTCTACGGATATTAGTTCCTAGAATTTGATCATATACTGTAGAAGTTCCTGCAGGGATTAATACACCTTCAATTGAATTAATACCATTAATAGCACCACGTGTAGAAGCGTCATTTAAGTATTTCCAATCAGTTTTGTAAAAATCGTAAGAACCTCTTCTGAATCCTGAGAATCCAAGGTTAAGAGCCATTTCTTCTGAGTTTTCAAATAAACCAAAAGCAGTTCCTCCAGCGTATCCACCAGAGATGCTAGCTAGCATATCATCAAAATCAAGAGCAGTTTGTCTCTGTAAGAAAAGCATGTTTTCTTCAATAGCACCTTGAGTATCTAAGTTTTTCAAAATAGCATCGAACTCATCAAGACCAGCAGCAGCTGTAAATCCTGATTGTACGTTACCTCTAGCTTGGATAGCAGCAAATAAACCTTCAGATCCTGGAGATGCTGGAATACCTGGGTTAGCACCAGCAGCAGGAACTTGGTTAAATTCAGCTTCTACCATACTCATTTCTAAGTAATCTTCAAAACGTAATCTTGTTTCAGACTCAGCTTTTAAGTACCATAAATATCCAGATGTTCCGTCTTCAGTCGCAACTTCAACCCATCCAATTTGTGCCATATCAGATCCAGATACTACGTATTGGCTTCTTAATATGATTGGTGAGTTAGAGTATTGTGTAAGCTGAGGATCAACACTTATACGCCCTTGGTTTAAAGCAGCAACGCTACCTTGAACAGTGTCAGTTCCTTTTCTGTAATCAGAACCGTATACAAATATCTTTTTATCTAAAGCAGCTGACCAACCATTAGCTGGAATAAGCTGTACATTATCAAAAGTTTGTACAGTAAGAACTTGAGCACCAAGTCCAGATGCAGCGTAAGCTCCAGAATCAGTAACAATAGCTTTTGCTTCAGCTCCAGTTACAGGATCTAAAATAACAATTGTATCATTAATAGAAACAACGTTAGCTTGTGCAGCTGGTAAAGTTACAGCTGTATCTGTAAACGCGCCACCAGCAGGACCGACAGCTACGCCAACACCAGTGTAAGCGATATGTAATCTATTTTGTTCAGACCAAATCACTTGATCAGAAGTCATTGGCATTTCAGCGCCAACCATACGTAAAAAACCAGATAACGTTCTGTTTCCATAACGCTCTACTTCTTGTTCGTATACTTCAGGTAAGTATTGTTGTGCAAAGGTGTTTGTATCACCAGCGGCACCACCACCGTTAAATTGTAGGTAGTTGCTGTTCAATACCTCCTGAACTTGTGAAGGGATTAACCCTCCGAATTGTGGAGATAAACTCATAATTTTAAGTTTTTAATTAGTTAAATTTTCTTGTTTTTATTTTTAATTTTGTAGAATCAGCACCACTAATTGATTTTACTTTAAGACCGTTTATAAAAACATTACCTTGTTGAGATCTTGCTTTTGTATCAGTTAAGTTCTTTGATTTATTAACCACTTCTTTAACTGCATCGGCTTTACCTTGTTCGTAAAAATGTGCGGCAATCTTATCTACATTTTCAGCAGCATACATAGCTTTGTGATAACCTTTAGTGTCATTAACATTACCTTCGCTGTCTAGAAACTTTCCGACAAGGTTTGTTATGTTTGATTGGTTTTCAGCAACGTTTTGAGCATTTTGAATATTATACTTATACCTTTTATCTCCAACTTTAATATCGAAACCTTCGAAATCGTCATTAAATAATTTTTTAGTATTTTCTTTAAACTGCTCATGTTGCAACGTAGCTTGTTCTTGTTGCTTGTTATATCGGTTGAAAAAATCCATAGCTTTTTGTTGTTCCTGAGTAACGCCCGGTCTCAACTTGATCTCGTCGTAATATTTACTCTTTGTTTCCTCTAAAAAGCCTTTAGCTTTTGCAACTTCTTCTTTAAACGCAATTTTCTTTTTGCGTATGTCTTTTGCTTCGTCTAAATCTTCGTCAAATGAAAAATCTTCTAGCAAAAGATCAATATCTTCACCTTCTAAATAAGGTTTATTTTTTTTGTAATACTCTTTTAATAATGTTTTATCATCAACTTTAGAGTAATCAGTGTTAAGTCTAGTGTAATCCTCTATGCTTCCACCAGTTTCTTCCATAAATGAAACTAACTTTTCAATGTTTTCTGGTAGTTGTTTACCTAAAACTTTTTCATCTCTTATAGCTTCTTTTACTTCTGCTTCTACTTTCTTAACTTCTTCTTCAGTTACTTCTTTGATTGCAGAAAACCCTTCAGTAGTCTCGTTGGACTCTTGTACAGGTTCTTCCATCTTAACGCTATCTCCGGGTGATGTATCTCCAGATACTTCTTTTGTTTCTCCGATTTGAATGGCATCTTCTTCTTTTTTTATTTCAACCTTAGTAATGTTATCTGGTACTTCTATTAAAGGTTCTTTTGAATTAACATTTACTTTTGTAATGTTATCTTTTGTTTCTACTAGTTTTTTAGGTGTTGTTTTCTTTTTTAATTTAAATTCACCCTCCTGTTTAACAGGTTCATTTGTTTTTACTTCTTCTGACATAATATAATATAATTAAATAATTAATAATACAGTTTATATAACTGTAGGAAACGGTTGCAGGCTGTTTTCTGTTTCAAAATCAATAGGTCCTGTATCGTTTTTTCTTTGAGCAATCATTTCGCTCTGTTGAGTTGCTTGAATTTTTGTTCTTTTATCTTTTCTGTTTTCTATTCTATCTTCCTTTGCTTCCATGCTTTTTACGTCCATTTGCTTTAGTTGCATATCATACTGAAACTGTTGCTGTAGTCTTTGTTGCTCTATTTGAGCGGCAATTTGCATGCGTTCAATTTCCATTTGACTTTTAGCTTGTTCGTATTGAACATTAGCACCTGATATAGCTTCTTGTTTTTGAACTTCAGCCATAGCTGTTTTCTCAGCAGTTTCAGCTTGAGCATTTGCTTGAGCTTGTATATTAGCTTGCTGAGACTGTTGGTCTTGTAACATTTTTTGCTTACGTTTTATTTTAAGCATTTGATTTGCTAACTTGAGATTTTTAATTTGTCTCAAGTCTATAGCGTCTTCAAGATCTATACCGCCACTTTGTAAAGCTACTTGTATATTTTCTTCTAATTTAGCTTGCTCTTCTTCATCTGGCTCTAATTCTAAAAATATACCAAAGTCATGAAGATTTAAATTATTAACTTCTTGCAAAGTTTGAACGTTATATGTTGATATAGAATTTTCTAAAGCTTGTCTTGTCAATGGAAACTCTAAAGCATCTGAAACTTTTAAAGCAATATTTTCTGCTATTTTTAAAGTTAAATACAAGCTAGACTGTTTAATATGTCTAGTTGCCACATTAGATGCGTTAGCTGCTATTTTTTGTAAACCAACAAGTGTTTGTTTGTCAGGCGTACTACCATCTCTAGCTTCATTAAGTCCCGTTACATCACGTATCATTTGTAAATAGTACTGATAAGTTGTTATTAAACTTTGTATTTTAGCTTGACCATTAGAACTATTTAATTCTTGTATAGGAACTTTACCGTGATTAAACTCACCGTCTTGTGTCATTGATCTACCTACAATAGAACCAGTTTGGAAATACATGTTAAGTGCTTCTGCAGGATTATAATTTGTACCGTTTCCTAAGTCGACTTCCGCGAGTCCGTCCATGTCTAAATATACACCGTCTGGTACCATACGAGATAAAACTTGCTGAAGTTTTAAATGAGTCAATTGTATTATATCAGCAAAACCTACACATTTGCTAACTAGAGATTCTATTTTACCTTTGTATATTCTAGGCGCACATATAGCGTAATTCATTTCTACTTTTGTAGTATCTGCATAAGGTCTAGACATGTTTTCAGCTAACTCCCATTTTAAAAGAGTATTTGTTCCTAAAACTTTAGCACCGCTATATAAAACCTCTATAGATCTTGATACTCTTTCAAAGTTATCATTTTCAGGTGGATTAAAACTATCGTCTTTTTCAATAGCTTTCATTAAACCTTGATCTGTTTGTTTTATTTTGAAAACTTGGTTATGGTAAGTTTTGTAATCAAAATATAAAACTTGAACCGTGTTTTCATCGTAATCACCCCAACCAGTAACATAAGACTTGTTGCCAGGCATAGCTTGTATTCTTTTTAATTCATCTTCGCTAATATCTGGAAACTCTTTTTTTAGCTCTGGTATTGTTATAGCCTTTAGTTCACCTACATAGTATATATCTTCAAAGTTTGGATCCTCTGTATAAGAATGAACAATATAAGCAGGATCAACGTAATCTACAGTAACTCCGTTAGCTGTATTAAAATTTGTTTTAGCCGCAGCGATACCACAAACGGTTAAATCCATGTTCAATCTACGCCTTACTAAGTCATATTTATTTTGAGCTAATATAGAAGATATAGCTTCCTCTTCTGCTATCTCTACCGATTGTTTATAACTCAACTGCATGTGAAGCTCTAATTGCTCAGCTGTTTCTGGAATTACTTTTTTATTAGGAGATTGATAAAGATCAATTCCTAAAGTATTTTTTAAGTTATCAAGATATTCTTTAGCAACCATATCTTCTTGAAGCTTTGAAGCGTATTCGGTTCTTTTTCTTATAGACTCTGGATCTTGAGAATATGCTTTTATATCATAACTCTTAGAAGAAATACCATTAACTACAATGTCAACAAATTTTGATAAAATAGGAACTGGCTTCCAGTCTAAATTAAGATAAGACAAATCGCCATTAATAGACAATTCATCTTTGTATTTTTGTATGCTTTGTTCTCCTCGCGCATATTGACGAAGCTGATGATAATTGTTCCAATTAGTTAAATATCTATTGCCACTAGTTCTGCCTCGACCAAACCACTCTTGTTCTATTGCTTGAGCAACTTGAGATCCGTACTCCCAACTTGCTTTTTCAGCAGTGCTTACAACTTGGCTAGGAAAAGCGCTGTTAGTGTTAGTGTATATATTCATTTAAATAATTTTTGATGTAATTCCTTTGTTATCGTATTTTTTAAAACCCAAGTCTACTGATTTTAATTCTCTTTTAGCTTGAGGTAAATATCTATGCTTATTGCAAGCCATTAAAGCTAAACCTGTGCTAATAGAAGCATCATGTTTAGTTCTGTTATTTATATTAAATGTTGCCCAGTCTTCTAAGGTTTTTTGAAAATACATATCTCCATAACCGTTTTCTCTTAGTCCAACAAAGTGTTCTATATATGTTTCTATAGCAGCTGCGTGAGCTTGTTTTATATCCTCACTCGAATTTGGTATACCACCTATTTCTCTTTCAGTAACAGATAGTTTATTTCTTTTTTTATCTGGTCTATTCATTGCATAACCTCTATATCCTCTTCTTTTAAAATGATATAGTAATCTAGGTTTGTTGTTTTCTACTAATATTGGCATGCCGTAAAACACACAAGCCATTAATACATCTTCAAAAAATATTTCAGCTGTTTGTGGTCTAGCAATATATTCTAAGAAAAAATGATTAGGTGGAACGTCCATCATACTAAATTTAGTTAATCCATGCAAAGAACCATTAGAACCTTTACCATCTACTGTTCCAGATATATCGTATGGATCACAACCAAAAGCACCCACTGATTCATTACCAGGGTAGTTAATTCCATTTTTTATATATCTTACATTTTGCATTTCTAATGGAGGAACCCAAGTTATTTTAAACCTACCATTTTTATTAGGCATAAATATAACTCTAGTATCTTTCTTGGCATCTTCCCATTGAAAACTACCTGTCGTTATAGCTAGTTCGTTTTTAGAATCTTCATTAAAATCTATCTGTTGATATATTTTAGTTAGATTAAATAAAGACTCTTTTGATTCATCTCTAAATGCGTGCTTAGTTGTACGCGGAAACTGTCTATAAAATTCATTTAAACCGTCTTGATCATCTTTTAATCCTTCTACCTCGTTGTTCCAGTACTCTATTACACCTAGTTTTATTTTTTGACCATGCGGTCCTTCAACAAAGTTTTTTGGTGTGTCGAAGACAGGTACGCCATGAGAATCAATGTATCCTTCGTAATTCCACTCCATAGGAATGAACAGAGAATATAATCCGCTGCGAGTCTGTCCATTGGCGTTTCTTTTAGTAACATCTGAGTCATCATATAATTTTTTAAAGTTTCTACCGCCTTTATCTAAGGCATTAGATGTACTTCCCATCATACACTTACCAATAATTCTACTACCTAATCTAAGGGTGGTTTTCGTAACACGCCAGTTGTTGAGGATGTTGTTCGGCCTTTCCCATTTACCGCTCTCATCGTGGACGAGGAGTTTGAGTTTCTCACCATCGTAGGAGTTGTCACCTGTATTCTTCCAGTCGATTGTGGTGTCCAAGCCTTGTAATTCTTCTTGGGCAATTTCTTCCGTGGTGGACGAGGTAAGCTTACGACGGGTGTATTTTGTGGCTGGGACACGATAGGCAAGCTCGGTCTTGGGCCTGTCCATACCGTCCTGGGTCGGCTTGAAAAAGAATGGGTAATTAACGGATATCGGTACCACCTTGTCTGTAAACATCTTCTTCGCATCAGGTCCAGTCTTAGATAATACTCCATATCTAGAGTCGGAGGATATTGTAGCCAAGTTGACCACCTCTCCTGATG